TGACGGAGAAAAAATATTGGAGAAAGGCCAAAAGATTAAGGATCAGTGGACTAAGTCTGACCCAATCAACTATAATCCTTATGCTTCTATGGGTTTTGATGATCCACTCACTCTCTGGAACGATGCACTAGATTCAGCAATTACTAGGACACAAAAACTCGAGAATCCAGATATTGTAGGTTCGGGGAGGAGTTGGAGAGGGGAAGGATTGGAATGGTACGCAGACCCTACTGTAAGAGCCAGAGGATTTGATGAATTTGGCGAAGGAAATGCAGAATGGGTAAATAAAATTAAATTCAAAGAAGAAAAGAGAATAGACCTTATAGACTCCCCCGACCGTTTTGTATTACATGAAGTTTTTGACCTTGATGGCATTCCTATTATTCGAGAAACATTTCGTACAAAAGCAGACCCTGATATCTTTAGTGCGGATACTTCAACTTTGTACATGCCTAATCAGAGAGGTGTAATGAAACTAGCAGACGAAGAAGGTATTTCACTTTCTGAGAAAGTGAGTAACTATTACAAGATATTCACTAAATGAAACCTGACCTCAAAAACCTTCCCGAAGAAACGCTCAAGGAATACTATGAGCTCAGTGAGCGGTTTAAGGAACTCAATAAAATAGAACAGGCACAAACGGACTTTTTATCATTTGTCAAGAACCAATGGCCAAGTTTCATTCAAGGTCACCATCACACCATAGTAGCTAAAGCCTTTGACCGTATAGCTCAGGGCAAGCTAAAACGGCTCATTATCAATATGCCCCCAAGACACACGAAGAGTGAATTCGCGAGCTTTTTACTCCCCGCCTATTTGATTGGGCGTAACCCTACTTTGAAAATTATTCAAGCCACTCATACGTCCGACCTCGCAGTGCGCTTTGGACGTAAGGTTAGAGACTTGATTCAGTCTGATGTGTATAAGCACGTTTTTCCTGAAACTGTCCTCAACCCTGACTCAAAAGCAGCAGGAAAGTGGGAAACTATGTCAGAGAAGCAGCCGACGCTTCGTGGAGAATACTATGCAGTAGGAACGGGAGGCGCTATCGCAGGACGGGGCGCAGACCTCTTTATCATTGACGATCCTCATTCAGAACAAGACGCTATGTCTAAAGTAGCTTTAGACGATGCATATGAGTGGTACACTTCTGGACCGCGCCAACGGCTGCAGCCTGGAGGAGCAATTGTTATTGTCATGACGCGTTGGTCAATTAAAGACTTGACAGGACGCTTGGTCAAAGACATGTCCCGTAGTGAGCAGAATGATCAATGGGAAGTGATTGAGCTCCCAGCTATTCTCCCTAGTGGCGATGCAGTATGGCCAGAATACTGGAAAATTGAAGAACTAGAAGGAATCAAGGCAGCACTGGGCAATGGACCAAAATGGTTCGCTCAATATATGCAGAACCCTACTGCCGAAGAGGGAGCACTGATCAAGAGAGAATGGTGGCAAGAGTGGAAAGAAAAGAGACCGCCTGAGTGTGAATATATTATTCAAAGCTATGATACTGCTTTCCTCCGCACTGAAACCGCGGACTATTCTGCTATAACTACATGGGGAGTTTTTTATCCACATGGTAGAATAGGTGAAAATTTTTATGACGGTGAGGTTGCGCATCTTATTCTATTAGATTCGGTAAAGTCTAGGTGGGAATTCCCCGAGCTTAAACAAAAAGCCCTAGATCTTTATGAACATTGGGAACCCGACACTGTTATTATAGAAGCTAAAGGGAGTGGAACCCCTTTGACGCAAGAATTGAGAAAAATTGGAATCCCTGTTCAAAACTTTACTCCCAGTAAAGGATCAGATAAAGTAGCGAGAGTGAATGCATGTACACCTTTGTTTGAGTCTGGAATGGTCTGGAAACCAGATGAATTTTGGGCGACTGAAGTAGTTGAAGAGTGTGCGGCATTTCCTAACGGAGATCATGACGATTTAGTTGACTCTATGTCACAGGCAGTTTTACGTTATCGACAAGGTGGTTTTGTTCAATTACCATCAGACTATCAAGATACTTTTGAGAGCTATCGCCATAGGGAAATGGTTTACTATTGATGAAAATATATGATAGAGTGATGCCTCATGGCTATTGATAAGCAACTCCCACTTGTAAATGGAGATTCTGCTCCTTCTGGATCACCTTTACCTATAGATATAGAAATAGAAATTCCCTTAGAAGAAGGAGAAATAGAGTTTGAAGAAACAGAACAAGTTATTCCATTTAATGAAAATTTAGCAGACTTTTTAGAGCAAGATGTTCTTCAGTCGCTTGGTTCTGAATTAGTTACTCTTTATGAAGAAGATAAAGAGTCTCGTAAAGATTGGTATGAATCTTTTAGCAAAGGGTTAGACTTATTAGGTATTAATCAAGAAGAACGAACTCAACCGTTCCAAGGAGCCAGCGGAGTTAATCATCCAATTTTATCTGAAGCTGTTACTCAGTTTCAGGCACAAGCCTATAAAGAACTTTTACCAGCAGGAGGTCCAGTTCAAGTTCAGGTGGTGGGGGCACATAATCCAGAGATTGTAGCTCAATCGACCAGAGTTAAAGAATTCATGAACTATCAGATTAGCCATGTTATGGAAGAATATGATCCTGAGATGGATTCGCTATTATTTTATTTACCACTTTCTGGTAGTGCTTTTAAGAAAATTTATTTTGATACGATGTTAAATCGTGCTGTTAGTGAATTTGTAAAAGCAGAAGATTTAGTGGTTAGTTACTCTACTACAGATCTTTCAACGTCTCCTCGAGTTACTCATGTCATGACAATGACAAAGAATGATTTACTAAAAATGCAATTAAACGGCACATATAGCGACGTTGAATTAATACAGCCTGGAGTTCCTGATGTAAACGAAGTTCAAGAAAAAATGGAAAAACTTGAAGGTGTAAATCCAACGTATGCAGAAAATAATGAGTTGTACACTATTTTAGAACTTCACGTTGATCTCAATTTAACAGAAATTGAAGATCATGGCTTTGCTTGTCCTTATATTGTGACAATCTGTGAAGACATGAATCAGATTCTAGCAATTCGGCGCAATTGGACTGAGGGAGACCAACTTTATAAAAAGACAGATTATTTTGTTCAGTATAAGTTCTTGCCAGGACTGGGCTTTTATGGTTTTGGCTTAATTCACATGATTGGAGGACTAACTAAGTCTGTTACTTCTATTTTACGACAATTGATCGATGCTGGAACTTTGGCTAATCTTCCAGCGGGGTTCAAGGCTCGTGGTATGCGAATACAGGGGGAAGACGAGCCTTTACAACCTGGAGAATTTAGAGATGTTGATGTAGCAGGAGCTACGATTAAAGATTCTTTGTTACCTTTACCATATAAAGAGCCTTCTGCTGTTTTAGCACAACTTTTAGGTGTTTTAGTTGATTCAGGCAGGCGTTTTGCCTCTATTGCAGATATGCAGGTTGGGGACATTGGTAGTCAGCAATTACCCGTAGGCACTACTATAGCTATGTTAGAACGTGGTACAAAAGTCATGTCAGCTATCCATAAGCGTTTACATTTTGCTCAAAAGAAAGAATTTAGGTTATTGACTAAACTTTATGCTACTTATTTACCCCCTGAATACCCTTATATGACAGAGCAAGGGCAACAGGTCGTTATGGCTCAAGATTTTGATGATCGTGTTGATGTATTGCCCATCAGTGATCCAAACATATTCTCAATGGCGCAACGGGTCTTAATTGCGCAGCAACAACTACAGATGGCGCAAGCAGCACCTGAAATACATGATTTACAGGAGGCTTATCGCCGAATGTATGAGGCTTTAGAGATCAAAAACCCACAAAGTTTATTCAAACAACAACCTCAAGTTCCTCCTAGAGACCCAATTAGCGAAGAACAAGCAGCAATGATGGGGCAGCCGATTAAAGCATTTGAGTGGCAAGACCATGAAGCCTATATTGATGCTCATTCTGCTTTTGTACAAAACCCTATGGCACAGAAAAATGAGATGGTTGTTCAAATGATTAGTTCTAATATACAAGAACATCAGTCTATGTTGTATCGCTTGCAAATTGAAGAGGCGATGGGTCAACCATTACCGCCTCTAGAAGAACTACAACAGATGCCACCTGAACAATCACAGCAAATTATGAACGAGATTGCTCAAAAAGCGACTCAAGCGACTGCAGAAGTTACAGGAAGAGCTAAAGCTGTAGAAGAAGCTGAAGAAAGAGCTAAGATGGATCCAATTATTGAGCTCCAAAAAGCTGAAATACGTCAAAGAGCAGTGGCAGCGGAGCAAAAACGAGAAGTTGAGAAGGAAAAAATAGAGTCTCATGAGGCTATAGCAGAAATGAAGATTGCTGCAGACCGAGAAAAGAACGTTCAAGACTCAATTTTAGAGGCAGATAGGACTTACGCAGATATTTTAAATACTGTCCGAGAAGCGGACGAGAGAACTAGAAGCGAATAGGAGGAAAAATGGCTAAAAAGTCTAAACTTTATCCTGGACCACAAAAGAACCCAGTTAAGTTAAACACAGAAGGTGCTGGGAAGCTAAAAGCGGTAAAAGGAAAAGCTAAAGGTGGCGGTGCTGCTACAAAAGGACTTAGTTTTATCCAATGGATTAAAGAATAACCCATGGATTGGCTAACGGCTACTGAGTTTTTGTTAAAACAGTCCCGCAAACGACAAGAAGAGCTTAAAAATACGCTTGCAAGCGGTGGTGTAGGTGATTTTAATCAATATCAACGCTTAATTGGTGAAATTGCAGGGCTTAACTACTTTGAAAATGAAATAATTGGACTACATAAGCGAATGGAGACACCAGATGAAGATTGAAGCTAAAAGTAAGAAAATACCTCCTTTTGTCGCTAATTTCGGCTCCGAAGAGCCTGAAAAGCCAAAATCAACGAGTTTTACCCCAGATGACCTAAAAAACGGTAATTTAGCTGAAAAATTGCCTCGTCCTACGGGTTATCGGTTACTTATTTTGCCTTTTGCCCCTGCAGAGAAGACAAAAGGCGGAATTTATCTGGCAAGACAAACTGTGGAACGAGAGCGTTTGACTACAGTTGTGGGTTATATTGTGGCTCTTGGACCAGATGCATATAAAGACTCAGTTAAATTTCCTGAAGGACCATGGTGTCAGAAAGGAGACTGGGTCATTTTCGGACGCTACGCAGGTGCTCGTATTCAAATTGATGGAGGAGACTTGCGCTTATTAAACGATGATGAAATTTTAGCACTAATAAATGATCCCGAGGATATTATTGGAACATGAAATACTTTACTATTGTAAAACTTTACGCTAAAATCAAATAATTCATGGAGGAAACCATGCCCGAAGCAATTGAAAATGTAGAACAAGAAATAGAAATTCCAACTGGGGAAGGTTCTAAAGAAATAGAATTGGAAGCAGTTGTTTCTGATGAACACGAACAAGAAATTGAACAATATAGTGAGAAAGTTCAGAAACGGATCGATAAACTCACTTATAATCAGCGCGAGGCAGAACGACAAAGAGACGAAGCACTCCGAGTTGCTGAAGCCTTAAAAAATAAAGTTCAAGAATTTGAAAATAAAGCTGAGAAAAGCGACAAGGCTCTTTTTAAAGAATATAATGGAAGAGTAGTAACTGAACTTGAACAGGCTGAAAATAAATATAGAAAAGCTGTTGAAGAAGCAGACATTGATAATCAAGTCAGTGCCCAACGAGATATTGCAAAATTAGCAGTAGAGCAAGAAACTTTAGCTCGTGCTAAAAAACAGCGAGAAGCTCAAACTAAAAATGGGAATGCTCAACAGCCTCCTACAGTTGACCCCAGAGCTACGGCTTGGGCTCAGAAAAAAGAAAATATATGGTTTGGAAGAGATCGGGCAATGACTGCTGCTGCTTTTGAAATTGATAAAGAGATGCAAGAAGAAGGTATAGATCCTGTTGCTAGTGATTACTATGAACAATTAGATGAAAGGATTCAGAATGCTTTTCCACATAAATTTGAACAAGGGGAGACTAAATCTCCTCCTGTACAAGCTGTTGGACGGACTAGTGCTGGAACTAACCCAGCTACTAAAAAATCCAAGACAGTTAAACTCACAGCAAGTCAGCAAGCAATTGCTAAAAAACTTGGTGTGCCACTAGAAGAGTACGCAAAGTACGTCTAATATTAGGAGTATAATATGACAGACCGTAACTCCCGTTCTGCTGAAG